CCACCCTCGCGTGTGCGCCCACGTGCCCACGTGCGAGTGCGCCCACGTGCGTATGCGCCCACGTGCCCACGTGCGTATGCGCCCACGTGCCCACGTGCGTATGCGCCCACGTGCGTATGCGCCCACGTGCGTATGCGCCCACGTGCCCATGTGCGCCCATGTGCGCCCATGTGCCCATGTGCGGGTATGCGCACCCGTTCACGCGCCCCTACGCCCCCACCAAGAGTTTTTAAGCACTCATCAAGCCTCCTCTCAGTCGATTTAAGCCACGAAACGCCACAAACATTGGCAAGGGTAGCGCCCACAATTTTTCGTCGCTTAAATCGACTCTCAGCCAGTCGCGCCTGTTTTGACGGGTACGCACAAAAAAGGCCCCAGATGGGGCCTAGTTTTTTGCTGACTGGCTTACAGTTCTATCCAGTTCCCGCTCTTGTCTTGTGTAACGGCTATGACTTCACCCTCTTGAACTGGATCTCTTTCCAGCCCTGTTTCATCTGTATAGATCCACCCTTCGCGGGTATCTACTGAGCCAGTGCAGGGGTTCATGTAAAAATTTTCCATTGTTTTACCCACTCACCGTTTCAAGTTTGAATTTTGCGGGTTTGCGGGTGACTTCTTCGACATAAAACGTATAGCAGGCCGACCACAAGTCACATTCGCCCTTCTTCCACTGCTCAATGTCCCGCTTGCTCGCGCAATACCCTTCAGCGGTTTCTAGAAAAGAAATATCTGCTCTCCCTTCGCCCTCATCCATTGGGTCAAGGTCAAATTCGTAGCTGTCTGGCATCCCAAAAAAATCTCGCACCTTTTGCAATAAATCCTCGATTGTGTCCGCGCTGAATCTGTTATTTCCCGAATACGATACGCCAGTGTCCGGATCACGCCCGTGTCCCCATTCATCCTTCTCAGCGAACTTAATCCATCCGTTTATCTCGTACATTTTCTTAAACTCCAATATTTTTCAAACCGTATAGAACCTGCTCAATCATCATGAACTGTTCAGCCGTTATGTTTATCCATTTTGTAGATCGGCCCCCGTCATGATCGGATCGAATCTGAATCTTGAAAACGTCAGATTCTTTGATAGACACGGGCATCACATGAGTCAGTTCTGCGCTTATAAAAGATTGTGTATACATTGATTAACCCTCGAAAGTAACAGTGTTCCAATCAGCACAAGGGATGAAGTAATACCCCTCGTTATCTGACCCGACCGTGAATTTATCGCCCCACTTAAGATCCAGTTTTTTGATAAGAGCCCGCGCCGCTTTTGCATGACAGGCTCCGATCCCGCCCTCATATTCGTACGGGATAGTGATAGACCCAGCCTGACAAGTCGCCTTGATGCGAGCGCCACGGCTGTTAGTCGGACCGAAATATTTGGTTGTGATGATTGCGCTTGATGAAATTTCCATGGTCTTAGTCCTCAAATAATCAGGTCTAGAAGTCCCTCGCCTACAGCGGCAAGGAGGATGATTGCGAGAATGGTTGGGTGCATATGTGGTACTCGGTCAGTGTCTCAGGCCAGCCCCTCGACTTGCAGATAGTGTATACATGCTTTGACACTTTGTCAAACACTTTTTGCAAAAATATTTTGCGGTTTATTGCGGCGTGGTTGTGGGCGTGGTAGGTTCGCGCCCGTATAAATAGCGGACACAAGCGGCCATGGCTACTCAACAGGCAACACCAGCAAAGGATGAACCAATACCAGGTTATCCAAACCTTAAACGCAATGGTCGCCCGAAAGGCGCACAAAACAAGACAACCATCACGTTTAGGGAAACCATCACCAATCTATTGCAAGACAACAGCGCCAACGTAGGCTTATGGCTCGCCCGTGTCTCAGAAGATGACCCAGCGAAAGCCTTGGATCTACTTGCGAAGCTTGCAGAATATGCAGCGCCTAAGCTGTCGAAGGTCGAGATGCAAAGCGACGTAAGTGTGACCCACGGCTATGCTTTCAGGATCGAAAGGCCTGAAAAAGTGATAGATCCCGCTCTAGTCAGCGAAAACTCACAGCCAGCGATAGCAAGCGCCATCGACCAAGGCGAAGTGATCCCACTCACCAAAGCGACAGACAAAATTCCCTTATAAATCAATGCATGGCGCATAATCGCTATTATGTTAAATAGGCGGCCAATCCTTTGAATATCAAAGACTTAGGCGAAAAAAGCTCGAAAGCGAGCCGACCGACCGACCCCCGGCACCACCCCTTTTTCTGGCCGAGGGCCATTCCCTGTATCCTATAGCCGAAACAAATTTCAACTTGTAAACCCCAATTTACAAAACCCAAATTCTTTTTTGTAAAACAGCTTTTACACTATGAACGCTCCACCGCCCAAGAACATCAAGATCAGCCTGACCATCCCCCAGGAAGACTTCGTATTCTCGGAAGCTAAACACCCCGGAATGGTGGCGGGTTATGGCAGCGGGAAATCACACGCGGCGGTGGTGCGGATCGCAATCAAGGCGCTCCAGTACCCAAACCTGTCATTCGCGTTCGTAGAGCCGACCTTTGACCTTATTCGCCTGATCGCCTACCCCCGGTTCATGAACCTGTTCGACGAGTGGGGTGTGACCTACAAACTTAACCGCGCCGACAACATCATCACGGTGGAGAACGGCGCCCAGATCATTTTTCGGTCAGCGGATACACCGGACAGGCTGGTCGGGTTTGAAGTCGCGGACGCAGTAATCGACGAAGCCGACACCTTGCGCCCGGAGCAGGCAGCGGATGTATGGACCAAGATGTTGGGCCGTTGCAGGCAGAACAAGCCGGACGGGGCGCAGAACAGTCTCGCGGCGGTGTCGACCCCGGAAGGATTCGGCTGGATGTACGAGACATTTGGCAAGACCCTGAAGCCTGGGTACGAACTGATCCGGGCCCCGACCTCCAGCAACCCGTATCTTCCTAAAGGTTATGTCGAGCAGTTGGAGGCTACATATTCCAGTGCCCAGCTTGCGGCATATCTGGACGGGCAGTTTGTGAATTTGAACTCCGGATCGGTATACCCCGGCTTTGATCGGCATCTCAACCACACCAACATCGTCGAGAAGCCGGGAGAGCCGCTTCACATCGGGATGGACTTCAACGTCACCAATATGTCGGCCATTGTCCATGTGATTCGGGATAACAAGCCCCGAGCGGTGAACGAAATTGTCAAAGCGTTCGACACGCCGGACATGATCCGGATTATTCAGGAGCGGTATCGCGGTCACCGGATTTTTGTATACCCGGACGCCTCCGGGTCACAGCGTAAGTCCAACAATGCGTCGATCTCTGACCATGCGCTGCTCAGAGCGGCGGGGTTTGTGGTGTGCGTCAACACTCGAAACCCGGCGGTGAAGGACCGGGTGCTGTCGATGAACAAGGCGCTGGAGGATAGGGATTACCTGATTAACATGGATCGTTGTCCGTTTTTGGCTGAGTCGCTGGAAAAGCAGGCGTATAACAAGGCGGGTGAGCCGGATAAAGGCGCGGGATTTGACCACGCTAATGACGCGGCTTCGTATTTTGTGGTATATCGCTATCCTATTCAGAGCAATCGTCCCCGTTTGGCACTCGTTGTAGGTATCTAGCATGGCAGTTGACACAAAGCACGAAGACTATGACGAGCATTACGCCCAGTGGGAGAGGTGTGAACACGCCGCCGAGGGGCAGGATGAAGTTCATGAGTACGGGGTGAAGTATCTTCCTCGGCTATCGGGTCAGACCGATCAGGAATACAAGTCTTACAAGCAACGGGCGCTGTTCTATAACGCAACCCAGAGGACCATTGACGGCCTGACGGGTTTGTTGTTCATCAAACCCCCGGTGATGGAGTATCCGGCTGGGTTGGAGACATTCCTTGAGGATGTCACCATGTCAGGCGTCAACTTGCACCAGTTTGCCGAGATGGTGGCCGAACAGGTTGTGATGATTGGCCGTTGCGGGGTGCTGGTGGATCACCCGCCCATGACGGAAGCCCTGACGGTTGCACAGGCCGAGTCTCTTGGAATGCGGCCTTATATGCGGCTCTACGATGCCGAAAGCATCATCAACTGGCGCACTGAGCGCGTTTCAGGCGTAGAAATGCTCGTGCTGGTGGTGTTGGAGGAAGAGTACAAAGTCTTTAAGGATGAATTCGAGTACGAGTGCAAACCTCAGTGGCGTGTTCTCGATCTACCACCGGAAGGCTACAGACAGCGGGTGTTCAGGAAAAATGACAAAGGCGATTTTGTTCTTGAGTCGACTATTTACCCGACCTCGCAAGGCCGACCCATTGCCCGGATCCCGTTCGAATTCTTCGGCATCCGGGACAACACGCCGTGTATCGACAAACCGCCGCTCCTTGACTTGGTGGACGTAAACCTGAGTCATTACAGGACTACGGCTGATTATGAGCATGGGCTTCATTTCACGGGGCTCCCGACCCCAGTGGTGACCGGGTTTTACTCGGACGACCAGACCGCGCAACTGCGGATTGGCTCAGGGACTGCGTGGCTCTTACCCGATCCAGCGGCTAAGGCGTTCTATTTGGAGTTCACCGGGCAGGGCCTGAGCGAACTCAGAGAAGCACTTAGAGCCAAAGAAGCAATGATGGCGACCCTCGGCGCCAGAATCCTCGCGCCTGAGCGCAAGGTGAGTGAAACGGCGCAAGCGGCGGCGATCCATCAGGCGGGTGAAAACTCGGTGCTGGCGTCGATTGCCCAGAGCATCAGCATTGGCCTGACGCACTGCGTTGAGTGGATGGCGAACTGGGTGGGCGTTTCTGGCACAGTGGAAATTCAGATCAACCGCACCTACCTCCCGAACTCGCTGACGTACCAAGATGTGCAGGCGCTTGTGCAGTCATGGCAGGCGGGAGCTATCTCGCATCAGACGCTATTCGATAATCTCGTCAAAGGCGATGTCATCTCCGCTGATGTCAGCTTTGAAGATGAGCGCGAGCGCATTGACCTTACCACCCCCGGCTTGCCTGCACCTAGTCAGGCATGAGCCTCAATGACGATCTGCGGGACGAGGCGATAGCGCATCAGATTTATCTATTGCGCTATCAGGCCCAGCTTGTTCGCAGAATTTCTGAGTTTTTCACCGCCATAGATGAGCAGATCAGGCGCGAATTGTCGGGCCTTGAAGATGGGCTACGCGCAGATCAGGTCGATGCTGAATTGCTCGGTGTTCGTGCGCTGATTCGTGAGGCTTGGGCCCAGGTCAATACTGAATTGGCCAGTGAACTAGCGGCGCTGGCTGAGTATGAGGCCCAACATCAGAACGCCGCGCTGGTTGAACTGTCACCTGTTGAACTCATGACCCTCCTTCCACCCCCTGAGCGCATTGTCGCGGCGGTTGAGACTAACCCGTTCGAGGGCAAGCTGTTGTCCGAGTGGACCACCAAGTTGGAAGATGAAAGCTACGTCCGGATCAGGGATGCAGTGCGGATGGGTGTTGTGGAGGGAGAGTCTTACGCTCAGATCACCAAACGAGTCGTCGGGACGAAGGCGTTGCGCTATTCGGATGGCGTCTTGGCGCTGAATCTCCGACAAACGCAGGCGCTGGTTTCTACGGCGGTTGCACACACAACCAATCAGGCTAGACAAGTTTTTTTCGAGGCAAACGATGACATTATCAAGGGCGTTCAGTGGGTCAGTACGTTGGATGCTCGCACAACTCCCGTCTGCCAGTCACGGGATGGAAAAGTTTACCCTCTTGACTCTGGGCCTCGACCACCAGCGCATTTTCGGTGTCGAAGTGTTACGGTGGCCCTCACAAAATCATGGCGAGAACTGGGGATCGACATTGACGAGGCCCCACCAGGAACACGCGCTTCGATGGACGGACAGGTACCTGACGCCGAAACCTATCAAACTTGGCTCAAGAAGAAATCTGCTGCGTTCCAAGATGACGTATTGGGACCGACCCGTGGAAAATTATTCAGAGAGGGAATGCCACTGGACCGATTTGTAGATGAATCGGGTAAGGAATACACCTTGGCGCAATTACGTTCCAAGGATGCTTCGTTATTCAAAAAGGCTGGTATTGACTAATTTTATTTTGTGATATAGTCGCCATAACGTGATTGTGTCGCGTTAACCCGTCCCAGAGGGACAACCATCAAACCAGAGGTATCGATGGAAATCAGTGAAGAAGAACTCAACGCCAAGATTGCCGAGGCGGTTGAGAATGCGACTGGCGGTTTGTCAAAGAAGAACCAGGAACTTCTTGCCGAACTAAAAGAAGCGCGAAAGGGTAAAGCAATAGATCCGGCTGAAATTGACAGGCTTCAGGCCAAGATTGATTCACTTGAATCTGATCTGGGTACAGCACAAACGGCCAAGAAAGCGCAGGACAAGTTGCTGAAACAGGCTCAGGACGCATTAGCGGCTGAATCTGGTTTCACCCAAAAACTTCTTCTTGATAATGGGTTAACTGAGGCATTGGTTAAGGCTAACGTGGCAGCGCAATATCTGCCAGCGGTCAAGGCCATGTTCGGCACACAGGCCAAGATTGTTGTCGAGGGTGATAACCGCAAGGCGGTCATCGGTGATAAGGATCTTGCAGACTTCATCAGCGGGTGGGCAACCAGCGATGAGGGCAAACATTATGTCGCGGCCCCCGGCAACGGCGGCGGTGGCGGCGCAGGCGGCTCCAGTGGAGGGTCTGGGCAAAAGATTTGGACTCGTGAAAGGTTCGATGCAGCGTCGCACTTTGAGCGGTCTGAATTTGCGAAAGCTGGCGGGAAGGTGGAAGGCTAAATCCCTGATACCTCTCGTCGGTGTAACAACTGACTTGAGGTATCAAAAATGGCTAACACTCTCAATAACTTAGCCGCCGATATTTATAAGGCGGCTGACGTAGTAGGTCGTGAACTCGTAGGGTTCATTCCTTCTTCAACCATCAACGGTGACGCAACGACTCGGGCCGCCAAGGGCGACACGATCCGCGCAGCTTTCACCCGCACCCCGACTGTCAACTCGACTTTTGCTCCGTCTATGACGATTCCGGAAGGAACCGATCAGACGGTAGACAACAAGACGATGACGCTCGACACCTATGCTTCTGTACAGATCCCGTGGACGGGTGAAGAAATCAAGCACGTGAACAACGGCTCTGGTTTTGAAACTATCTACGGTGACCAGATCAAGCAGGCCATGCGAGCCATCTGTAACAGCATCGAGGCATCACTCGGCGCGGCTGTTTACAAGGGTGCTTCCCGCGCAGTTGGCTCTGCGGGTACGACTCCGTTTGCTTCCAACTTCAACACGGTTGCTGAGGTTCGTCAGATCCTCGTTGACAACGGCTGTCCGACTGACAACCAGCTTACGCTGGTCATCAACTCAGCGGCTGGCGTAAAGCTCCGTAATCTGGCGCAGCTTCAACAGGTCAACACCTCTGGCGGTACGGATCTGCTCCGTCAGGGTACGCTCCTTGACCTCCAGGGCATCATGATTAAGGAGTCCGCTGGCGTTGCAAGTCACACCAAGGGAACGGGTACGAGCTACCAGCTTTCTGCGGCTGGTGCGGTTGGTGACACAACGATCAACGTGGACACTGGCTCCGGCACCTTGCTTGCTGGTGACTGCGTAACTTTCGCGGGTACGTCTGACATCTACGTTGCGAACACGGCACTGTCTGGTGGTTCATTCACCATCGGCGCACCGGGTCTTCGCTTTGCAGAAGCAGACAACGATGCCATTACCATCGGCAACAGCTTCACCGCAAATGCTTGCTTCCACCGCACTGCGGTTGAACTTGGTATTCGTCCCCCGGCACTCCCGGCGGGTGGCGATGCGGCAGTTGACATGATGACCGTTCAGGATCCCTTCTCCGGTCTGGTTTTTGAGCTTGCAGTCTACAAAGGCTACATGAAGACCATGATTGAGGTTCGCGCTCTGTACGGTGTCAAGGTCTGGAAGCCCAACCACGTTGCGCTTCTCCTCGGCTAATCACACAGGGGGCTTCGGCCCCCTCACCTGAAGGTGATTCATGGCGACTGAAAAGAAACAGGACACGAAGGCGGCAGAGTTTGTCATTCTCAAGCGTGACCCGGAAATCTACCCGGCTCCGCATGAGGTGGCAGTCCCACCGTCAGAGGTTGAAAACTACAAGGCTGGCGGTTACGAGCCAGCCTGACCTTTCGGGGGGTTCCGGTATCCTGTGACCGTTCTTACTCCCCACCTAATTTGAGGTAACCGCAATGCCCCTGAAAAAAGGCTACAGTCAGAAATCAGTGAGTGCGAATATCAAGACTGAGATGAAGTCGGGAAAGTCGCAGAAGCAAGCGGTCGCCATCGCGCTATCCACAGCGCGTAAAGCCAAAGCAAAGGCCAAGAAATGAAACGCTATTGCACTCGCATTGCCGTAAAGCCCACAACTTTTACTGAGGACACGGCCTACCAATCATGGGTGAACACCGATACAAAGACCGTTCGCTTGTTGCGAATGCACTTGCAGTTGGACTCAGCCGATGCAGGTGGGACGGGGAACAGCGTTTATGGGTTCCAGCGTATCAAGGGGACACCATCAGCCACGGGTGCAGATGTGATTGTTCCGACGAAGTACGACAACAACACCGAGCCGAGCATGATGCTCTGTTATCGAAAGAACGCTGGATTGGATATGACGGGAGTTACCCGTGAGGCGTATTTCCTCGAACGCTCTTGCGTGAGCAAGACCACGGGATCCGCTTCTAATATCGAGTTTGACCACAACGAAGGTTTTCTTCTGCTTCCTGGCGAAGGGCTTTGCATCTTCGCTGACAACACGGTGATTGATGGGTCGGGTGTTTATGGAATGCTTGAGTGGGGTGAAGAATGAGCCTGATAGTCGAAGACGGCACTGGCAAGTCCAACGCCGAGAGTTATACCTCAGTCGTCGAGGCCGATCTTTATCACTCAGATCGCGGAAACACGGCATGGGCTGATCTGACGACCGCCCAGAAGGAGCGATTGCTCAGGATCTCGACGGACTACATGGTGGCGGTCTATCGCCTTCGGTGGGACGGCTACAGATACGTCAACACTCAGGCACTTGACTGGCCTCGGATCTACGTCCCCGTTCGGGATATTTGCTCGGTCAATGCTTATCCTGAGTATGTCGATTTTGACATCGTGCCCGTACAGGTCAAAAACGCTTGCGCGGAGCTGGCTCTGAAGGCAAATGGCGAGACTTTGCTGGCAGACCAGACCCAAGGTGTGACCCGAGAAAAAGTCGGCCCTATCGAGGTCGAGTACGACAAATTCAGTCCGCAGTTCAAACGCTACTTGCAGATCGACGCCATGCTGAATATCTATTTTGCATCCAGCGCCAATCAAGTGAAGTTGATGCGGTCATGACAGCCCTCGATACTCGCGCCAGAGCAACAGCGTTAAGGCTTTTGCAGAAATACGGCAAGCCCGTTACTTTGACGCAAGTGACAGAAGGAACTTATAACCCTGCAACGGGAGAACTGTCAGGCGGCGGCACTACGACTGAAATACCTTATGCACTCGTTGAAGATTTCAACGGTAAAGATTACATCTCAGGGCTGATTGAAATTGGTGACCGCAAACTGATGACGCCAGCGCAAGGGTATGCCGAACCTAAGCCCAATGACAGGTTTACGGTTGACAGCGATTCTTACACGGTCATCGCGGTTGAAACGATCTGGTCAGGCGAACAAGCCGCCGCATACATATCGCAGATACGCAAATGAGTATGCAAGTTGTCATTGACAAGATTACCAAGAATGTAGATGAGAGCGTCTATAAATTGACCTTGGATCTGGATAAAAGCATTGTCAAGGGTACACCTGTTGGTGATCCGTCTTACTGGCGGTTTCCACCACCGCCTGGATACGTTGGTGGTCGCGCAAAAGGTAACTGGCAACCCTCTGTTGGCGAACCGATCACCACAGAGATTGATCGCATTGATGCCTCCGGTAATTCGGTGATGGCCGATATTGAGCGAGTTGTTCCGAAAAAAGCGGGTTCGGTTGTTTGGCTATCGAATAACGTAGACTATATTCAGAGATTGGAAGAAGGATATAGTCCGCAATCGCCGCCGAATGCAATGGTACGGCTTAACTTTCAGCGCATAACCAGTGTGTTTAGATGAGCATAGTAAATATACGCACCGCGCTTGAATCACGGCTAAGTACCATGTCCCCCGCGCTATCTACCGCTTGGGAGAGTGTACCGTTTACTCCGGTCACCGGGACACCGTATCAGCAAGTCAACTTACTGGTGAATGAGTCACAAAATCCCACGATTGGCGGCTCTATGTATCGCCAGATGGGAATTTTTCAGGTTACTTTGAGCTACCCGCCGGGAACAGGAGCGAAAGCGGCAGCATCGAGAGCGGAGGCAGTGCGCTCGCACTTTCCGCGAGGATTGGGGTTATCTTCAGGCGGCACTAACGTCCTGATTGACCGCACTCCAAGTATCGCCCCGGCGATTATTGACGGTGATCGGTACCGGATTCCGGTGTCGATCTATTTTTCGGCAGACATTTTCCCTAGCTAGGAGTAAGTCATGACAAACATCGCACAGGGGATTTCCAAAGTCCTCGCCTACAAAAAGCAGTCCGGTCTCGGGTCTCCCGCTTCCGGGTCTGGTGGTCAGCAGCTTCGCCGCACCACCTCAACCATCAACCTGACCAAGGAAGCCTATCAGTCAGCGGAGATCCGTCCTGACCAACAGGTCGCCGATTATCGTCATGGTCCGAATCAGGTCACGGGTTCCATCGCTGGTGAACTGTCACCTGGCACTTATGAAGACCTGATGGCGGCAGTACTTCGCAAGGATTTTGTCGCGGTCACCTCGCTGACCAGTGCGGCGGTCACCATCGTTGCGTCGACTGGTGTTGTTACGTTCCAAACGGGCAACCCACTGTCTGCGGGTATCAAGGTCGGCATGGTCGTTCGCTTCACGGCGGGTTCACTTGCCGCCGCCAACCTCAACAAAAACCTTCTGGTCACAGCGGTTACCGCAAGCACCATGACGGTTTCTGCTCTTAATGGATCGGCGCTTGCAGATGATGCCACCAGCGTCACGGGTGTGACGGTTGCTATCCCCGGAAAGGTATCCTATGTGCCTGAGACTTCTCAGACGCATGATTACTTTACGGTAGAGCACTGGTTCGCTGACATCGCTCAGTCAGAACTGTTCACGGATGTAAACGTCTCCAACATTCAGGTTGCAATCCCGGCAACGGGTATGGCGACTTGCACGTTCCCGTTGGTTGGTCTTGGGCTTTCCACTGGAACCTCGCAGATCCTGACCACCCCGTCAGCTATCACCACCACGGGCGCTTGCGCGGGTGCGAATGGTCTGATGATGGTGAACGGTGCGGCTGTTGCGGTTATCACCAGCATCGACTTCGATGTGAATGGCAACACGGCGGCGGCTGATGCGGTTGTCGGATCAAACGCTCGGCCTGATGTGTTCCAAGGGACGGTTGCAGTAACCGGAAATATGTCCGTCTACTTTGTAGATGCCACCTTCCGTGATTACTTCATCAACGAAACGGAAGTGTCCGTCAATGTCGCTCTGACCACCTCTGACTCTGCTACGGCTGATTTTGTCAGCTTCCAGATGCCACGAGTCAAAGTCGGCGGTGCGGACGTATCTGATGGGCAGAACGGTCTGATCCGTACTTTCCCCTTCGTCGCTATTAAGGACGTAACTGGTGGGTCGTCTTACTCGACCACCATCATGGTCCAGGATTCCCAAGCGTAGGGAGCCACCATTCCGGGGGATGACCTCCCCCGGTTTTTTACTCACAGGAGCCTTTTATGACTAAGCCCGTGTCACTCGCGGATCTTGATCTTGTATCCGCAAGCGAAAACACCTATGAATTTGAGTATCTGCGGGGCGATGGACGTTCCACAGGTGTGTTTATTTCAGTAATCGGTGGGCAAGCGCCCAAGGTTATGGAATTCACTCGCAAGTATTTCAATCAGCGGCGTACCCAAGAAGCCATCGCTCAGAAGCGTGGCAAAGAAATTACGCGCATGATTGAGGACGATGAAGATTTTGGCGTGGATTACGCGGCCATTCGGATCGCCGGGTGGAAGGGAATTGCTGAACCCTATACGCCAGAAGCCGCCAAGATTCTTTGCCGTAACAACCGTGAGATCCGTGAGCAGATCATGGAGGCATCGGACAACCTGGCAAATTTTACAAAGAGCTGATCGACGACTGGATTGAATACGGCAGACGGGAATTCACTTTAGATACGAGTCAGACGGACGGGTCTAGCCTTCGCCAACACGCGAAAACTATTCTGCAAGCCACTGGCCAGTTACCCGAGGAATATCAAAGTCTGCCGATGCCAACCGCGATGCAACACATCTGGGGTTGGTTTCTTGAATTGTCCAGATCAAGAAGTAGCGGCGGGTTTGGCCCAAATCCGATAAGCTATCAGGAAATCAGGGCATGGTCTGAACTGACAGGAGTTCGACCGGATAACATCGAGGTTCAAACCATACAGGCTTTGGACCTCACCTATTTGTCGGTGCAAGCCGACGAGATCCGGAAGCGGAGTCAGAAGCGATGAGTGCTGAAACCTATTCGATTTTTATCAAGGTCGATTCGACTCAGGCGAAGACTGCCGCGCAGGATCTGGCAAAAATGGGCGAAGCCTCGGTCAAGGCCGAGGTTTCTCTCAAGAAAATGGGCTCCACCAGCACAGCAGCAGCGGATTCGTCCAAGACGCTTTCGAGTGCGCTGAATAACACATCCAACACTACCCAGAAAGCCACCTCTGCTTTTGACAGCATGACGAAAGCCGCGAACTCGGTTCGCAGTGCATTCGTTCTTCTGGTAGGTATGGAAGTTGCCCGGTTCATGCGTGAAGCCGCTGGCAGTGTTCGAGAAGCTGCGGACGCCTACACCGACATGACTTCCCGGCTGAATATCGCCACGGTCTCGCAAATTGAAATGGCCAAGGCCATGCGGGAGTCGTCAGCGATTGCCGAAAAGTACTACACCAATATCACGGACGTTGCGACGGCTTACGCCAAGTTCAATCCTATCCTGGCGACATTGGGTCGTTCTCAGTCCGATACTGAAAAAGTAGTTTCTTCCCTGAGCGCGTCATTGTTGGTCAGCGGCGCCAATGTCACGGACGCGGCAGAGAGTTTCCGTCAGTTTGCTCAGGCCATCTCTGGACCAGTCGTCCAGATGGAAGAGATGAACACGATCATCGACTCGAATCAGGCTTTGTGGCGCGGGTTGAACCGCGAATTGGCCCCGCTGGTTTCCAAATATGGGTCGCTCAAGAACGCGATTTCAGCCAATGCGGTTACCAATGAAATGCTGGTCAACGCCACCATCAAGTTGGGCAAAGAATTTGACGACCTGGCGGCCAAGAAAATCCCGACTATTGGCAACGCACTGACGGTGCTGAATAACAAGTTCATTGAGTACGTTGGTCAGACGGATAAGTCTTCAGGGATGACTAGAAGCCTATCCACCATCATTTTGGATTTGGCGCAAAACCTAGAAAAAGTACTGACCCCGTTGGTTGATCTTTCTAAAGCCTTTGGCGACTTAACTACTAATGGCGCTCGGATCTTGGCCGATTTAGGCCCCCTAGCAGAATTCTTTGTCCGCTTTGCTGAGGCCGTAGCAACTTCTGCTGGCGCAGCGGTTAAAAACATTGCCGATCTGATTGACGCTACTGAAGCCCTGTTTGGCAACATGGAAAAGTTCAAACAGCTTACGGGTGTCAACGAGGCCGTTGTTAGTGATAAGACACTGGAACGTCTTAACAAAGAAATTGCGCTGACTAAAGAAAAGTTAAGCCAGTTTAGTGAGATGGATCGGTATCAGTACATCAAAGGCCAGCAGATAAAGGAGTTGGAAAAAGAACTTGATGTACTGACTAAAACCAAAGAAGCGTACATTCAAAAATCTGACGCCGCCAAGAAAGCCGAGCGCGAGGAGATGGCGCGGATTGACGCCCAGCGAAAGGCAAATGTTATCCCCCCAGGCATTGATGAGAAGGCCGCTAAGAAAGCGCGAGACGAGGCCGAAAAGAACTTCACGGCCCTGCTCGATTTTCAGGTGGCGCAGGCAGAGAACGCCGCCAAGATTTTCAAGGCTCAGAGCGACACCAAGCTGGAGCAGATTGAATCCGAGAAAAAAGCTCTGCGTGATGCGGCTGAAATTGAACTGGTTGGTGCCACGGAAAAAGAAGATCGCGTTCGTATCTACAAAAAGCTGCAAGAAGATATCGAGGCTCAGATTGTTAAAGAGTCTGAAGTCAAGCAGCAGCTTTTGCAGACCGAAGTTGATCTTAACCAGATCCGGATTGACAGCGCGAATCAGCTTCTGGCTAAGTCGGCTGAGTACCAGTTTTCGCAGGCTGAGATCCTTCGGATTCAGAAAGAGATCGCCGGGTTTCAGACGAGCATCGACATTGCGCCTGAACAAGCAAGGCAGTTAGAGATTGAAGCCACGGACAAACTTCGCGCCAGTGCGGAAGGCTTGAACAAGGAACTGGTCAACACCAAGGACGCGCAGAAGGACGTCCGCGAAGAAGCCCTCCGCACTCTGGCTGTCTTTGAATCAAATCTCGACTTTGCCCGTGAGATGGCAACGGGCTTTGCGGATGCCTTTGGCGAGATGGGTGAAGCCATCGGCGGCATGGTAGTCAGCCTCGCTGAATATGAAAAGCAGATGGCGACGATCAAGATTCAGATGGAAGAGGACATCGCCAAGAATCCTGCCAAGCGTTACGAGATCGAGCAGAAAGCCGCTGAGAAGGCGGCTAAAGCGCAGATTAATGCCTATGGCGATATGACCCAGAGCGCCCAGAAGTTCTTCAAGCAGGGCTCGAAGGGCTACGAGGCCATGGGTGCGGCGGTCAAGGTGTTCAGAGCCTTTGAAATGGCGCAGTCAGTTATCTCGACGGTCTCCCAGATTGATGACATGGGCATGATGCTGGCTCAGTTCTTGGGCATGGAGACCGCAAAAACCACGGCAAAGGTTGCCAGCAATACCGCACAACAGGCGTCTGATTCACAGGCCGCAGTGGTGTCAGCACAGAAAGCTGTTGCCGATTCAGGTCAGGGCGATCCCTATACAGGCATCGTTAGGGCAGCGGCCATGCTTGCATTCATGGCGGCTATCGGTATTGCAATAGGCGGCGGCAGTTCAGCTTCTGCTTCATCAACACCAAAGCTACCAGGCACCGGGACTGTTCTTGGCGATCCAGAGGCGCAGTCTCAGTCGATTCAGAACGCGCTTGATACGCTGGTTGAGATCAACACCAATGACCTGTCCTACTCGGCAGGAATGCTCCAGTCGCTCAAGAACATTGAGAACGCATTGGCCTCTGCCGCCGCATTGACGGCCAGAATGGTCATGCCCTTGATTGACCGGGTGATGTCCAGCACTGGTGCGGGATCCATGCTTTCAAGCAGTGAAATCACCAAGGCAGGATTTATCGGCCAGCCGCAGTTGCTGACGGAAATCCTTCAGTCCGGTTACATGAAAGGCGGCATGGGTTACCGCAAGGAAACCACCACGTTGTCAATCCTCAATTCAGCCGAGGAAGTCATCGTCAAATGGCCTAAGAAGATTGGCGAAACCTTTGCCAAGATTGTCGATGAAATGTTCACCACGATTGTCGATTCAGGAAAATCCGTTGGCGTCAGCATTGAAACCATTCAGGAACGCGCAGTCGGGTTAAAGCTGAAGCTGGGTGAAATGAATCTGGCTGGAAAGTCCTCCGAGGAACAGGCCGCAGCGATTGAGGCGGCGTTTTCTGCTATGGGTGACACCATGGCAAAAAAGCTACTTCCTGAATTTGTCGGCTTCCAAAAATCAGGCGAAGGCTATTTCGAAACCATCGTTCGTGTCGGTGCGGGAATCAAGGACGCCACCGGGCGGCTTGAGCAGTTGGGTTATGAGGCCATTGATTACACGCAGATCATCAACAAGCATGGTGACGTTGCCGCAGAGATTGCAAAACAAACGCTTGTTCAGCAAGCCCTTCTTGGTGAGGGCGTAAAGGTCTACGTCAGCGAGTTGCAGGGCGGCGTTGAGGACGTTATTTCCGCTTACAAGCAGTTGGTGGATGTCCAGAACATCTATGTCGGCATCGGCGGCAACATGGACAACCTGACCCGCACGATGATCAATGCGGCGGGTGGACTGGACGCATTCCAAGAGGCCATGCAGACCTTCGTGGAGAACTTCCTCCCGCCAGCCGAGCAGATCAGAATCGCGGGCGCAGGGCTTGCAAAAGATTTTGCCCGGTTTGGCTTCACCATGCCGCAGACGCGAGATGAGTTTGCCAAGCTGGTCATGGGGCTTGATGACACCACCGAGGCAGGGCAGAAGCTGAAAGGCCAGTTGATCGGGTTGACTCCCGCATTCGACGATTACATTTCGCAAGTCGAGGATCTGAACGACGAATTTAAGGATCTGTTTGCCAACATCAAGGACTTCCAGTCATCCATTCGGGACGACATTGCCAACTTGACAGGCTCGTCGGCTGAGTTTGCTCTGGCGGTCAGCAACGCGCAGGACGCTTACAAGGCCCTGTTCGACCAGATCGGCTATGCGGAGGACCGGATCACGGGATCGCAGGAAGAGGTGGATCTTCTAAAAGATGTCCGCTCGCAAGTCATGGCGAGATACAACGCCGAGGTCGCCATTCTCCGTCAGGTGGCTCAGGTTCAAGCCGATGCCATCCGCGAAGCCGCAGCCGCTGAGATTGATTCGGTCAAGGCTGCATCAGAGGCGCAGATTGACGCTATCAATGCCGCGCAGGAAGCTCAGATTGACGCGATCAATGCGAGCCTTGAGGCTGAACTGGACTTGCGCCAAAAAGCTAACGAAGCGGCTCTGGAAGGGCTTCAAAAGGAATATGACGTAGCGCAGAAACTCAAAATGGCAGTAGAGCAAGTGAGGGCTTATGCACAGGGTATGGCCTTGGGTCCGAATGCACCGCTTTCGCCAGAAACAAGACTTCGCGAGGCGCAACGTCAATACAGCGATTTGCTCTCAAGGGCGCAGGGCGGCGATGCGGATGCTATCGGGCAGTTGTCCGGTGCGGCAGATGCCTACCTCCAAGCCTCAAAAGATTACTACGGATCGGGGACGCAGTACGCCAATATCTTCGATGGCGTAAAGAAAGCCATGGAGTCCATCGGCTCTATGAATGTGTCGGATCCTGACTCGATTCAAGCTCGCATTGATGTGCTTCGTGAGAGTCAGTCGAAGGAACTTCAAGCCTTGCGTGATGCCGCCAAAGAGCAGATCGACGCATTGCGCGATTCAAACAAGGCGCAGATCGAAAGCATCAAGGCCGCGACTGCCGCCCAGACAAAGCAGATTCAAGATTCGGCGCAGGAGCAGATCAAGAACCTGACTGACATTGAGAAGAATGCGGCCATCAGGGATCTGAAGGATCGCACAATCATTGAATTGCAGAACCTGTATGAACTTTCAGAGAAGATTGACGCCGCCGCCAAGTTGCGTCAGAGCGAGATGGATCAGGTTGCCAGAGACAACCTGAAGGCCGCACAGGAATCGGCTTCTTACCTGGCAACGCTTGCGGGTGCTTCGGGCTCGATCACTGGCGGTCAGGGCGGCGCGACAGATACGTCCACTGGGCTCAATTCGACGATGCAGACCGTGGCGACAGAGACCAAAGCCAGCGTCACTATCCAGCGCGAGGCTTTCCCGAAAATGATTGAGCGATTGGGCGAACTGTCTGATCGGCTGGCAAAAATCGAACGCAACCAACGATTAACCGCTTGAGGCAAATATGGCTGACAAGAAAATATCCGAACTCAATGCCGCGCTGACCATTGCCGACAGCGACGATTTCGCGGTTGTCCAAGCGGCTGAGACAAAGCAAGTCAATGCGTCCGTCATCAAGAACTACATGGGTACAGCCCCGACGATCTCGGGCGGGACGATTGATAATGCGGTGATTGGTGGGTCGACTCAAGCGGCGGGTGCGTTCACCTCGCTGACCTCATCCAGCACGACTACGCTGAATGGAACGACGATTCCTGCCAGTAAGACGTTGTTGGTGTCGACGGATATTGGGTCATCGGTACAGGCTTACAGCGCAAACCTTGACGAATATGCGGCGGTTAATCCAACAACGGCTGGGCTGGCATTGCTTGATGATGCAGATGCCGCAGCGCAACGCACTACATTAGGTTTGGTGATCGGTACGGATGTCCAAGCCTACGACTCCGACCTGACCGCATGGGCTGGAAAGACCGCACCCACAGGCGATGCTGTTGGGACCAGCGATAGTCAGACGCTGACCAACAAGACCATCAGCGGATCAAGCAACACGATCTCGAACATCGGCAATTCAAGCCTCACCAACTCCAGCATCACCTTCGGCTCAACGGCGACTTCATTGGGCGGCACTGTCTCTGCGCTGAATGGGGTATCCATCGGAGCGTCAACCGCTTCGACGGGTGCGTTCACAACTTTAAGCGCATCGAGCACTGTTTCTGGATCTGGGTTTTCTACTTATCTGGCGTCTCCTCCCGCCATTGGCGGCACGACTCCTGCTGCTGGTAACTTCACGACTCTGGGGGCCACAGGAAATGTCACGCTAGGCGATGCCTCTGGCGATACGGTCACTTTAAATGCCGGGACGGTCACGCTCAACAACTCCACAGTAATCAGCGCCGCAAGCACGAAAACGCTTACATTGAATGGCGGCGCAGGCTCAAACGGTCTGGTGCTGAATGCGTCGAATAATGTGGGGATTGGTACGGGGTCGCCGGGCGAAAAACTTGTTGTCTACAGTACAACTTCAGACAATCAGCTAGAGCTTGGATACGCTTCAACTTATTCGTGGAAACTTGGCCGTAAGGCGTCCGATGGTAGCTTGCGTTTTACCGGGTTAAACGGTGGGGCAACACTAACAGATGCTTTTGTTTTGAATTTATCGGGCAACGTAGGGATTGGGACGAGTTCGCCAAGTTATAAGCTGCAAGTAATTGGTGCTAGTTCATCTACTAAAGCTGCTTTTGGATCAACAACAAATCCATTATCAGCATGGTTTTATTCTGTAGACGGCGGAGAAACAGACCTCCTGTTAGGAGCCACCGCAGCAAACCATACATCTGCAAACATTATTGCCCAACAAGCAATTCCGCTTTGTTTTTATACCAGTAATACAGAACGTATGCGCCTCGACGCCTCCGGCAACCTTGGCTTGGGTGTTACGCCGAGTGGGTGGTATAGCAACGCTAAATCATTAGAGTTTCAAGGAGGCTCACTTTGGTCTAGTACCACGACAAATATGCTTTTGATGGCAAATGCGTACTTAAATGCGAGCGCATCTTATATCTATAGGGTCAACGGCGCGGCCAGTTATTACTACCAAGCAGCAGGAGCGCATAGCTGGTCCACTGCTCCATCCGGTACAGCAGGAAACGCAATCTCTTGGACTCAGGCGATGACGCTGGATGCCTCTGGGAATTTGTATGTTGGGGATACGGGTGGGCTTTTAAATGAGCGAATCCGTGTAAATTTTGCAGCAGGAAACACAGGCATAACTGTTTCTGTTGCATCAACTGCAGTACAAAGCCACATTGCTTTTTACAATGGGTCTGTTGTTGGAACTATCTCCACCAACGGCTCCGCTACAACTTACGCAACATCCTCCGACTACCGCCTGAAGAATACCATTGCTCCAATGACAGGCGCATTGGTAAAGGTAGCATTGCTCAAGCCTTGCACATACAAGTGGAATGCTGATGGCTCTGATGGTGAAGGCTTTATTGCCCATGAGCTACAGAAAGTTGTGCCTCAAGCAGTAACTGGTGAAAAAGATGGTGAACAGATGCAAGGCGTGGACTACGGGAAATTGACTCCATTGCTGGTAGCAGCAATCCAAGAGCTCCATCAAGAACTTCAAACCCTCAAAGCAAAGGTAAATTAACATGTCAAACACATACACTTGGACGATCTCAGCCCTTGACTGCATCCCACAACTAGGGGATATGACGGATTACGTTTGTGTCTCCCACTGGCAGTGCCAAGGCGACGATGGCGAAGGCCACACGGGTCAGGTCTATAGCACCGTTTCTTTCCCTGTCGATCCTGAGAAGCCTGACTTCACACCCTACGAGGACATTACGCTCGAGCAAGCAATCGCTTGGACGCAAGAAGCACTCGGTGAAGAACAGGTCGCGGCGGTGTACACTAGTATTGATTCTCAAATCGAGGATCAGATCCATCCGAAAATTGTCAGCCCCAAATTGCCTTGGGCGTAACACAGGAGACAACCTTGGAAACCAAACCTATCAGCGTCAATCTTCTAAACGCCATGCTTCAGTATCTGAACACCAAGCCCTACGGCGAGGTGAACCAGTTGATTCAGGCAATCTTGTCTGAGGCTGGGCAGGGTGAAGCGGTCGCAGAAGAAGCGCCAGCAGAAGAGTAACCATGTCCTTTTTTCTGCTTACAGAATATGGTGAAAGGCTCGTTCAGGAGAATGGCGGGGCGCTGATCCTCGATCAGCAACCCGCAGACCGAGCGACTTTTCCTCGTCGCGCCACCAACATATTCTTGGCAGAAGTACAGGCGTATGACCCGGACTCGTCCAGTGTCATCACATGGTATTTTTCGAGCGGAAAGGGGTTCAACAATTCAGGGACGTTCTATGTCCCTCGGATTGAGAACCCCGCCACGTTCTCACGATCAATGTCAGGCGCACTGGGTGGGCGGGTTTCACCGAATTACGGCGAACTGACGATTCTCAATCCAGACGGCGCTATTGACGCCATCGGTAATGATTATTTCGATGGTCGGACGCTGACGCTTAAATATGGCGACAGCACCGGATCTTATGCGGCCTTCACAACGATTCTAACGGCCACCATTGAATCAGTGGCGCTGGAAAAGGATCGCGTCTCTATAAGGCTTAGAGACAAAACCGCGACTCTGGAAAAGCCCTTCAGCACTGCTAAATATGGCGGGACGAATACGCTTCCAACGGGTGTGGATGGAACCCCGGACGATATTAAGGACCAGTCAAAGCCGCGCATCTTCGGGCGCATTGCGCTGATGACTCCGGTGCTTGTCAACACCAGTAAGCTGATTTACCAGGTCAACGATGGCGCGATAGATTCCATCGTTAACGTTTACGATGGCGGGGCCTATCTCACGCGCTCAAGCGATTACCTGAACCTCTCGGACATGTACACTTATGATCCGCCCGAGGGAACCTATCGAAGCCTTCCGTCTCTTGGACTTTTCAGGCTTGGCTCTACACCGTTCAAGCAATTATCCGTGTGCGTTGTCGAGGAGTGGGACTACATCAGCAATTCAGCGGCGGGGATCATCCAGCGGATCTTGACCGAGAAAGGCTACACCGCATCAGACTGGGTGGCGGCTGACTTCACAACGCTGAACCAGAAGAACGCAGGATCACTCGGGATCATCGTCGGCGATGGCGAGACCACCGCTTCACTGATTGACCGGATCTGTGCGTCAGTCGGCGCATGGTGGGGATTCGATGCCGTTGGCAAATTCCGCATCGGGCGGTTTGATGCGCCCTCCGGCGTGGCGGTTGCCACGCTGACCGATAATTTCATCATCGATTGCGAGCGCGAACCCGAAGGACAGCTTCCATACTGGCGCACAGTTCTCAACGCCGATACAAATTTTGTGGTACAGGACAAGAACGCCCTTTCTGGCATTGTCCCTGACTATCGTGCCTCATGGCTTGGGCTTGCATCTCGCGACCAGAAAGCCGAGAACGCCACGGTCAAGACGACTCGCTTGCTGGCTGATGAAGTCACTTATGAGTCAAGCCTTAACGGGATCTCGATTGCCCAGGCAGAAGCGGCAAGACGGTTGAACCTTTTCTCAGTGCGCCGGGATGTGGTCAACCTGACGCTGGCGACCCCGCAGGACTATTTCTCAACGATTGAGCTCGGCTCGGTCGTGAACTTGCAATCAGAGCGGCTAGGATATGGCCTCGGACGACTGATGACAGTCACCAGTTTGTCAGTCGATTACCAGTCCAACACATTGGACTTAATTTTGTGGGGTTGATATGGCCGCTGTGTTAGGTTACGCAAATCAGATCGACGATGGGACCGTATCCGGTGGAAGCTGGAATGCGTCCTATCCTCTGACCAATATCAAAACCCCGTACCTGTTCCAAAAAGCGCGAACGAGCAACACGTTAGCGACATCATCGGTCATTATCATCGACTGCGCGACAGCTCAGACGCTTGGCGTCATGGCGCTGATCTCAACCAACCTGACCATCAACGCCACGGTCAAGGTGCAGTCGAGCGATGTATCCGATTTCGCTTCAACCACCTATGACTCTGGCTGGCTGACCGTCTATGACTATTCAGATTTTGCGGTCTCGTTCACACCAATCGCGGCGAGATACTGGAAGATCAGCATCTCAGATACGGGCAACGCTGACGGGTATATCGAAATCGGGCGGGTGTTCCTCGGCTGGCAGTTCAAGCCTTCTATCAATATCGACTTCGGTGCATCCATCGGCGTGGAGTCAGACACCACCAGCATGAGGGCCTTGGGCGGTCCTGATTATTTTGATGCGCGGCCTAATCGTCGAGTTTGGCGTGGCACTTGGTCTTGGCTGACAGAGCCCGAAGCCTACACCGTGATGATGAACATCCTGCGAAGTCAGGACATCGACAAGGAGGTCTACCTCATGGAAGATGACTCCGACACCACCTATCAGCCCGAACGCTGGTTCCTCGCAAGATTCTCCACGCTGTCCTCGATTGAATGGCCTTATCTGACCTATCATTCGTGCGGTGTTGAACTTGTGGAGGTCATCTGATGGCGCTTTACCGCGAGAACGCTACCGGGTTTGTCTGTGAGTTTGCTTCATCACCTGGGGCTGGTTATACGCTGATTGATGCACAGCCCACTGACACGCTGACCAACCGGGTCAACTGGTGGCGGGATGTGGACAAGTGGAACCAGACCTCGGAATGGCATCCGTCGATTCAATCCGGCGCCGCTGAAGTACCCGGCAATGACACTCGGGCAGGATCTGGCATCAATGTCATGCCGAACGATTATTCCAGCTTCGAGTGGGCGGGAGCGATCTCTCCTGTATTCACGCAGATTGCAAGCTATTCACGCACAGCGGCGGCGGTCTATGCAGGACAATATGGCGTAAGGCTGACGCTCTCAGGCTCGGGCGGTTACATCGGGCTGGCTTCATCCTCCACGACCTACAACATCGTGCTGGCGGCATCGTCAAAGTGGATCTTCTCTGGCTTTTTCAGGCCGACCACATCCTCCGCGCAAACTGTGACCGTCACGCTTGTGACCCCGGCAGGATCTTATTCAATCACGGGGACGACAGAGGCTTCTAGCAATACTTGGAAGCGTATTTCTGGTGTGCTCGATCTGTCTGCGGACACGAGCATCTCAGGTCAGATCAGGATCAGCACCTCAACGACTGCGGCAAGCCTTGATTTCGACGCCATCATGCTCGAAGAGAAGGTCGGTCCCTATGACACGCCAAGCGCCTATTACTCGCCTTGGGGCAATGGGACGGTTGCGGATGAGTTTGCGCCTGACTCGATCACTCAGGACAAGCTCTGGGGAACGCTTTCTGATCGAATTGACCTGATCGACAACAGCTTGCCCGGATCGGTCAATGCAAGGCTGGCAAGCCAGTACGACACGCTTGTTCAGCAGATTGCCGAGGTTGCAGTCGGCAATGGGCAATTCGACGCAAATCTGATCTGGTACTTCGACACCAGCGCCGACATTACCGGATGGACCACTAACAATGCCTCGATTGCTGTATCCGGTGGGTTCCTGACGGTTACCGCAAGCGGATCATCTCCTTGGTTCCGCACCGCCACAATCGCGGTTGATGGCTCGGCTTATCAGCTTGTGCGGATGCGGGTTAAACGCACAGGCGGCTCTGGCTGGACAGGGACGCTCACTTATTTTTATTCCAGCGGATCAAGCACCAAGACCATTTCAGCACCCGCCAATGTCGGCACTGAATACGTCGAAGCCGATTGGGATATGTCTGGTGAGGCCTTGTGGACCTCAAACACGATCACAGGCATCAGGATCCAGCTTGGAACTGCATCGGGTGACAATTACTCGCTCGACTGGCTTGGTGTTGGCCGCAATGCGCCTGGTGCGTCTTACTCACAGGTGGAAGCTGTTCGCGTTCTGGCTGACAACAAGAACCGGGTTTTCTACCAGACGACAGCACCCGCCTCAGATAGCAGCTACACGCTCAAGGTCAATGACCTCTGGTTTGACACCGATGATGGTTACAAGCCTTATCGGTGGACAGGATCAGCATGGACCGAAACCACGGACACCCGGCTTGCAACCTCGTGGGCTGAAATCTATGACATCGGCAACGCAACGGCATCTCCGTCCGGTGCGGCGGCGCAGCGGATCAACGGCATCAGCGCCACAGCCTCGAGCAAGATCAAGACCTATTATCAGGCAAGCACCAGCGCACCATCTTCTCCGGTCTTGGGCGACTTGTGGTTTAAGACGGACCTGAACAACCGAGCCTTCCGCTGGAACGGCTCGGCATGGGTTGAAACCTCGGACGTTCGGATCGTCAACCTTGAGGCAAGTGTCGCAAACAAGGAAGAAGCCAAGGTCGGCTATTGCAGTCTAAATCCGTCAACGAACACCACCAAGGCCCTTTGCGAAGCGGCGGGTGGTACATGGACCAGCCAACCCTTCGCCACGGCGGTGAAGCAAGTCAGCGTTACGACCACAAGCGGCACAGCTACCGTCGAGCAGAACATTCAATCGCTGGCCACGGATACCGGGTCGCTCAAGACGCAGTACATGGTCAAGCTCGACGTTAATGGTTACGTCACTGGCTTCGGGCTTTATAACGCTGGCGCGGGTGCGTCCGGGTTCATTATCCGTTCAGACAAGTTCGTCGTCGGCTCGGCGTCAAACAACACCACCCCCTTTGTGGTCGATGCTGGAACCGGAGTGACCTACATCAGCGCGGCGGCAATCAAGAACGCCACGATTACCGGGGCGATGATTGCGAATGCGACGATTGGAACGGCGAATATCGCGGATGCTCAGATTACAACTGCCAAGATTGGTGACCTTCAGGTATCCACTGCCAAGATCAATGATCTAGCTGTTACCAATCTCAAGATAGGGAATCTAGCCGTTACTGAAGGCAAGATTGATAACCTTGCAGTGACTGAAGCCAAGATCGCAAATCTGGCGGTGACGAATGCAAAGATTGCCAGCCTGTCCGCAGACAAGCTGACCGCAGGGACGATCAATGCGAGCGTGATTACCGTAAACAATTTGAACGCTTCGAACATCACAGGAGGTACGCTAAGTGTTGATCGGCTTCAGGTTGGGGGAATTGATTCAAGCAAGTTAGCTGCTGGTGCTGTAGGTAATATAGTAAGAGACTACTCAGAAACTCTAGCAAACATTGAAACAAGCTGGTCGTATTATTTAACGGCAACAATTCCATCGGTTTCTTACACAAGAACTGGCGTTATTGTTTCATTTTCTATTGAATTCTTAAACAGCCTTGGATTTGTTAGCGTCACAAGAGATTCATCTGGAATAATAACTTGGAATCCAAATACAGCTGGTTATCCTGTAGAGCTATTTTTTTACGTCACAAAAAATGGTAGCTATATGTCTCCAGTCATTGAGCATGATATTCCATGTTTAATACGGGGAAACGTAATAAATTACACTATTTCAGATTCCTCTCCAGGAACTGGATCAGCAATTTATCGTGTTTATATTCGTAAAGGAACTCAATACACCGCATTTAGTGGGACAACGCAATTTCGTTCAGGAACTTTAATGGTTACCGAGTTACGCAGATGATAAGTTTGACAGAATACGAACCAGCCACTGGCAAAATAACTAGATCATTTTGCGTGTCAAATCAATCTAGTGTAGAAATAAATAAACGTCAGGGATTTTCCTATATTGATGGAGAATTTGGCGGCACATCATTTTACGTTAAAGAAAACACAGTAACCCCACGCCCAACCTTCACCCTAACCGCCGACAAGACCTCTATCGTCGCTGACGGGCAAGATGTCATCACGATCAGCGGATTACCGGAAGGTGAATGCGATGTTCAACTTTGGGGTGCTGTGAACGATCAATGGACGCAAACGGGTGATATACAACTGACCGCCAATATCCCCGGCGCATACCAGATCAGAGTCAGCCAATGGCCCTACCAAGAACAGGAGATCACCTTCAATGCCTCGTAACCTTCAAGGCTCGCCAGAACAGCGGAAAACTTTACGGGTTACTCTGTTGTCTACAACGGACTGGCTCACATGGCGGCACAGGGACCAAGAATCAGAAGGCATCCCGACAACCTTGACGCCAGAGCAATGGGCGCAGCTTTTGACTTATCGCCAAGCCCTGAGGGACTGGCCCTCAACAGGCGACTGGCAGGAACCCTATCCAACCAAACCGGAGTGGCTCAAATGATCGAATTCCTTATAAAAATGCTCGCCAGAATCCTGATCGGCTCGGCGGCATTCGAGCGTGTGCTGGCCCTTGTCGAAAAATGGGCGGCGCTTGAGATCAGTAACGCAGAAAAGCGTGAAGGTGTACTCGGTGACATTCAGGTCATCGGCCTCAAGCTGACCGAATCAGCGGCGAGGCTCGCGCTGGAATTAGCCGTTACTTTCATGAAGTCAAAGGTATGAAAGCTCTAAGCACCAATGCTGGCATGAACTGGATCGGGTTTCTGATCCTTGTCTACCAGGGCATCGACAATATCCCGGACGGGGTTACAAAGCACATCCTTACAGGGCTGTGCCTTACGGTTGCGGCGGTTGTAGCCTTTGCAACCAAAGGCTCGGGCATCCCACCCGATCAGGGCGCTGATGTGCTTGATGCGACCCGTGAGCTGACGGAGGTACTTAAAGATGGTCGTGAATGAGCGTGGCGTCGACATCATTAAAGAGTTCGAGGGCTTACGCCTGACCAGTTACTTATGCCCGGCGGGTGTTTGGACCATTGGCTACGGCCACACGGGGCCGGATGTGTATCAGGGCCTGACGATCACCAAGCAAACCGCCGAGGATCTTTTGCGCGGTGACTTGTTGAGGTTCGAGCATGGCGTGGATTCTTTGATCGAGACCGCCACGGAGAATGAGTTTTCAGCGATGGTGTCATTGGCGTTCAATATCGGGCTTGGGAATTTCAAGAAATCTTCGGTTCTGAAATACCACAATTTCGGCAAACGCGCACAAGCAGCAAACAGGTTCCTGCTCTGGATCAAGGGCGGTGGGCGTCAGCTACCAGGACTTATCAGGAGGCGAAATGCGGAACGCTCTCTATATCTTATGTCTTAGCCTGTCAGGTTGCATGACGGTAGCCCCAGACCTGAAGCTACCCGAACAACAATGCAACCGCCTCGCCATGCCGCCCGTTCCGCAGGATGCCGAACTGGTGATCCACGGCGACAAGATTCAGGCCGACAAAGGCGGCGAAGCCTTATTGCGGTATTATGTACGTGCGCGACAGCTCTTGAGATGATAAGCTGTACATGTCGAATCACAGGGCAACCACTTTTCGAAGGACTTGACTATGGCCGTCATACACCCACCGGAATCATTGCTGGCGTCGAGTGTAGATAGGCTGCGGAGGATGACTGTGCAAGACTGGATCAAAATGCTTGGGTCCGCTGCCATCGCGGTAGCAATGGCATGGTCAATGCTCCAACAACACGATTACCGCATTAACAAGCTCGAAGACAACTTCGAGGCGCACATGAACAAGCATGATGCTCAGTTTGCGGAAAATCAGCAAACACTGAAGCGGATCGAGATTGAACTGACCCGCTTGCAGAAGTAATCACCCCCAACGATTTTCTTTGTCGAGGCTGTTGTAGAGCATTCGGATCACAACAAAGCTGGCGCAAACACCCTCAGCAACCGCCTTGTGGCCCTCATCTTGGGCCGTAAGCAGTCCACCCTCGTCAAGTATCCTCGTCTCCAGCTTTGTGCCATAGCGGTCAAACAGTAAGACCGCATAATTTCCTGACTTGTACTTGTTCATCTTTTGAACCTATCTTTCCCGTGAATCTCAATCCGCTGGCGGCGGATATAAGAATCATAGCTCATGTTTACCCGACGACACGCTTCAGCCTTACTAAACCCGCGCAAGACCAGATCCTTTGCTTCGGCGTACTTCTTTGTGAGTTCCTCACTCCAGGACGAACTCTTATCACCACAGCGGCCACGCATTGCAACGCTTATTTTCTCCCGCCGTTTTTGCATCATAGCGGCAACCCATCCAGCATTAAAGCTGACCTCGCAGCCATTCGGGTGTTCGTCAAGATAATCTTCCAAAGCCCATTCCTGTTCACGGTTCATTGGCGATCCCGTGGTGTCTTTCTGCCAAGCGGATGCTGTCTCTAAAATCAGCGAAATAAGTGTCAGGATTTTCTGATTCAAATAACGCAACGATCTCCTCATGGGTCATCGGCTTCCTTGCTGGCTCGGCGGGTTTGGGTGGGTGTAGATATTGATCCCAAGGTGCGTCACCGATCAGACTGGCGATTTCTTTTGCTGCCCAGAAAATAGGATCTTCTTCGCGAATTTCTTCGTCCGTCATATCCTCTGATGTCCAAGAATCAGAGTCCCCCAAGAGGGATTCAAGGGCGTCATGGATTTGCAGAAGACGATGTTTCAGCGCCACAGGCTCCGCTTCTGGCTGGGCGGGTTTGGCGTTCTTTTCTTTTAACGCTTGCTCAATAGCTCTAGCGAAATAAGCAGGATCTAATGCTTCGCTCCATAAAGAAGTAACCTCGTGCATTTTCAACCCTTGCCAAGCGGCTGGCTCGGCGTCGAGGTAAGAGCGGATGTCTTCAAAAGCGTGATGCAATCGCTCAAAGTAAGGTTCTTCTTTATGGTCGTATGCCTCAAGCGCCCGTCTGAGCAGTTCTCTTTCTTTACTCATCACTCCCTCCTATCCCGTGGTGTTTTTCTGCAAAGCGGACGCCAGCCGAGAAACATCCTAAATCTGTTAGCCAATGATCGTCATTCGTTGCAATCTCTTCGTCAATCTCCTCCTCCGTCAAAGGCTTCCTTGCGACTTGATTGGCCCTAATACACTGCGGATGGTGATCCAACCATGTGCAGTTAGAGTCACAAAAATTGTCCGCTTCTGGCTCGGCGGGTTTGGTGAATCTCTCGGGCCATTCGGCCTTATATTCCTTGATAGCTTCAGCCATTGGCGCTGCGTTTTCAGTCCTACCGCATGAGATAATCGTGTCTCTTGTGGTCAACCATCCAGCAAATAGATAAACCGCGCCTTCGTTTGACTGCCAGTCGATATCTTCCCGCTCTGCCTCAATCTCTATTTTTGTTGGCTCCTCAGCGTCATCGGAATGGGTGGAGAGGTAGGTGCGGATTTCTTCAAAAATTACGGAAAATTTATCGGTTGCGGGTCTGTCCCAAGCATCAAGCGCCCGTCTGAGCAATTTGGTTGCGTTACTCATAAATCCACCCATTCCCAACCCAATACCAGCTTCACCATCTTGCGGTGGAATAAACAAGGCTTCGTTGTGACATTAAACTGAACACCAATAGCACCGCCAAAACGATAGCCGCCAACGTATTTAGCAGGTTCGCAGAATTTAACTCCCACGGTATCCAAATTGATCGGCCCTGATGTAGACCAAGTCCATGAACCGTTTTCTTCATTCATTCCATCCCCCTGCCATAGGCAAAAAACCATAGTGCGCACAAACCAAAAAGTATGGCAACAATGTAACTACCTCCCACTGAATACACCGAGGAAATCAATAAGCTAATCCAACCTTTCCATTCCGCGCTCATTCCATCCCCCTGCCAATCGCAGCGGCTGCACGAACGATGGCTCTACGGGTTGCGGCAAATGGGTCTTCAGTTTCTGTAAATCTCTCTACAACTTCGCCGCGATTACCTTGTCTCCACCAAATAACACGAACCTCATTTGATTCCTGAATTGAAAGCATCAAGCTCAGATTTACAAGTAGGTCAAAAGCCTCAGCACTATTTTTTAATGGATTCCATTCCCCCGTGCCATCACCAAAATCCAACATCATGCGACCCATGTCTTCATAGTCGAAGCACTCATCAACCCATATAACACCCGCCGCTTTCGCCGCAAGTTCAAGCAGTTCTTTGTCGGTCATTCTTCACCTCTGGCTTTGGCTAGGGCGGCTTCGGTTTTCCGCATTGCTTTTTCCCATCTCGTCTTGTATTTTTCCAACGGGGGGCCGTTTTGTTGTGCGTGTAACTCTTCCAAAGCCTCATAAAGCTCAGGCGCGGCGGCGATTAGGTGGGCGTTGGCCTCTTGGGTTTCATGATCAACCCTATCCAGCATTTGACCATCCATCACGGAAGCAACTTCAGCCCCGCCGCTTGTCTCGATGGTTCCTTTTCCTCGTTTAATCCAAGGCCCCGGCGTGAATTTTGTTTTGTTCATGCTTCCTCCGCCACTGTCGGCACATCGCGCCATTCAACTTTAAATGGATCGTTTGCTGATCCGTTTCCTGACATCCATTTTTGTTGCAAATAGGCTTTATACTGCCCAGTGGTTTTATCCACTGGGACTGTTCTTATCTGCCAGCGCAGTTCGTTTGTGTTCCACCAGCTGTCGGTGTTCATTCTTCCTCCTTCAGCGCGGCGAGTGCGGCTCTGGCTTTGTCATACCCCGTCCCGCTAACCCATTGCTCTAAATCTTCCAACGCCTCAACCAACTCATCCACCAAGTCGGCGCGGATGTAGGCAACGTCAGTCGAATCTGGATTCTCATTGACCAGCTGATTGGCGGCATAATCCCAGACCCAAATCTTTTTCGGTGCGTTCATTATCTGCCCTCATTCAGTCTAATTTCATAATCCGTCAATCGCTCATACGCCCACTGCGGGTCGTAATCATCATCAGGCGGGTCAAAGTCTTCGTCGACTTCTTCGTCTTCGTCCGGTTCATCCCACTCTGGTGGGTAGTCTGGTAGTCCGTTCATGGCGTCCCCAAGTGATAAAAGTCTTCAACAACGTCCTGCAAAAACATCTCAGACCAGCGGTTCCATTCGGACTGCGCGGCTTCTTTTTGCGCCACTCGCATCCCCTCTCTGATCTGCTTGGCAGCGTCTTGTCGGTAGCCGCCATCGATCAGGAAGGTCACTTCCTCAACGATGACCTGACGCTCCTGTGCGGGTGTCAGGCGTGATCTAAAAACGTGGTTATGTACGCCTCTCATTTTCTCAAAACCCTCGCCATAAGAATCCCACGATCCACCAGGTTCCGGTCAGCCTTGTCCATGCGGTAGGTCGACTGGATGTGGTGGGCCAAATGAAAAGCGGCATAAAAGACCGCTGACGGTACAAAAAGAAGCACCGCCATGACTGCTAGGTAGATCATTTCTTTCTCCTCAAGTTTTTACTGGCTGTGCCGTAGCCGTAGCCGTAGCCGTCGCCATAGCCGTTGCCGTAGCCGTAGCCGTAGCCGTAGCCGTTGCCGTTGCCGTAGCCGTTGCCGTAACCGTAGCCTTTGCCGTAGCCGTAGCCGTAGACGTAGACGTAGCCGTAGCCGTAGCCGTCGCCATAGCCGTAGCCGTCGCCATAGCCGTTGCCGTAACCGTAGCCTTTGCCGTAGCCGTCGCCATAGCCGTTGCCGTAGCCGTAGCCGTTGCCGTAGCCGTTGCCGTTGCCGTAGCCGTTGCCGTAGCCGTTTCCTACGGGTTTAAAAGGGGGCATTACAGCCCCCACCCATCATGTACAGGGACACAAAAAACTTCGGCGCCTTCCGGAAGATCTACGCCGTTGGGCATTGGTTTGATCGTAACTTTTTCGGACTTAGGATTAGCGATCGTCCCATCAAAACCAACGTCTTCCCATCGGAAGACCCACACAGCGTTGTCTAACCTGATCCTGCCGTTCTCACGGGTCACATCCCCAGCAAAAATCCAGCCGCGATCTACTACAACCACTGCACGGGAGCCAGCTGGGCGGTTTACCGGCGCGTACTCAACACCATTGATAGTTAGGTTTTCCATTATTTAGCCTCCCGATTGGTTTGTTGAGCCGGGTAGTACCCGGTCCAATTACAGTTTCCGCATTCCCAGTGGCCAGCAAGCGCCAGCCAGTAGGTCTGCACTCCACACTCCGGGCAGTAGCCGGGGCGGGTGTTGGGGGTGTCTAGGTCGTCCATCGAATCGCCTCCTGTGTTGATTCGGTTGCAAGTGTAAAAGTCTGTGTGTTAGGATGTCAACACTTTTTTACTTGGAGCCAAAACAATGACAATGGAAGAGATCGTGTTTCAGTTGAAGGACCGGAAAGTCAGCCTTGTAGCTAAGGCCACAGGACTGACCCGGCAGACGATTTACAACATCATCAACGGCAAGACGCCCACCCCAAAGGTGGACACTTACCTGGCGTTGGTGAAATACCTGACGAGGAAGAAGTAGCGGTTATTTCCCGTACCGCACACCCGATGACGGTTTAGCTTCAATCGGCAAGCCATCAGCCCACTCAGGCGCATCGAGAAGGTGCGCCAGAAGGATCTCTTCGGTGGTGTTCTGCGCGATGATTTCATCGTGAACATGGCCCACCACTTCAATCCCGGCATGGCAGGCTTTGACAATCGCGGTGCGGAGAATATCGGCGGCGGTGGCCTGTGTAGCATTTTCAAGCAATAGCCCCGGTGTGAGCGGTCTACGCGGCCAAGGCTGGCCGACTTTGGGTTTACCGCCGCCCCAGATGGCGGTGAGGCTCAACACTTCATCGCCCCAAGGCGTCACGACCCATTCAAGCGCAGGCTGGTAATAGGCCAACAGGCGATTACTGGGAAGGCGGCACCAGAGCCATGACTGGCCGTCATAGCCGTATGCCAATCGTCCGGCGTCGAACCATGTGTTCGGGTAGCGAAACGCCTCTCGTGCCGCATCAACAAGTTCATTCCCGAACGGCATAGCCCACTGGTTTACTCGCCGCCATGCGTCACGAAGCACCACGGCGCGATCATAGGGGATGTTCATCTTGAACATCTTCGCCATGGAGATAAGAGCCCCCGCACCTCCAAGGAACCCGAGGGCAAGTTCCTGGACCTTGCCGCTCTGGCGCTGTTCATCTGTCACTTGGTCGTAAGGCACAGCAAACAAGACTTCGGCGTTGACCTTGTACGGGTCTTTGCCGGACCTGAAAACGTCCAACTTCTGTTCCCCCGCAAGGGACTTGGCAAGCCACGGGGCTACACGGCCTTCGATGTTGGAGTAGTCCACCCACACCAACCCATTCGGATGGGAAATCACAGCGCGGATTAACTTGGCGAGGTGTTCACTAGGGCGTTCAATCGGCGCATTGTCCAGCACTTGCTGAATGGCTTTTGCCGGGTCTTTATGGCCGTCACGCTTGAGGTTATGCACCTGGACGCCTAAAGAACTGAAGCGGCCTGTCTGACCACCACCCGCGTACAGAAACGCACCATAGAGGCGCCCATCCATTGAGCGGTCAGAAAAGGCCTCGAATTTGGAGATGGTGGCGCCACCAGCTTCTTCGACGGCCATGACAAACTCGCGCACATCCGGATCAAGGTCAGGACATAGAAGCAGTTCCTCTCTGAGCGGCTTTCCGAACTTGATCTTGCCGTCCTCGCTCAGTATCTCCTTTTGCGCGTCTGTGAGCCTCAGAGACAGCCAAGCATCCCGAGTTGTGCGCTTACGAGCGTTTGTCACTGCGCCTTTAGTGCTGGACTGGATCTTTTCATCCGCTTCAGCGCGGATCGCGTCCCCGTATTGGGTCGCGGCCTTGGTCAGTGCCACATCAATGGGAAGCCCTCGGTCATTGATCTCTTCGTTGACCCAATAGACTTCCCACTCGTCGTCTGTCAGATCGCGCAGGATTGCGCTTAGAAGCCGCTCGACCTCAACGTCCATGCGGCAGTATTCAATGAGCAGATCCAGATCATCCGGCGGGATGTCTTTCTCATGCCCTGGCAAGCTGTAAAGTTTGAGGAGCCGCTGGCCTTCGGCCATTTTCTGCATTGGCAAGGCAAGACACCGGGCGGCGTCCTTCAACTTACCCGGCAGGCCGTGAGACCGCACCTGTGCGGCGGTGCATTTCCACTGACGCAAGGTCGGGTTGGGAATTCCGTCATAGTCTTGCGTCAGGACGTAGGCCCAGATGAGCCGCTCAAACTGGGCGTTGTGAGCGTAGATAGCCGCGCCTTGCTTGATGTGGTCAATGATTCGGGTGGGAAAGGGTTCGTCTGGGAGCCAAACCTGTACGGGCTCATCGTTGAACGCCCAGCCCATCATGAGGATTTCAGTCGAGAGGTCGCTGGCGTAGTTGTAAACTCCGGCGGTTATCAGATCAACCTGACTGCGGGTTTCAAAGTCAATGTGTAGCTTATCCATAATGCCTTTGGCAAGTTGGATGTAAAAAAGCCCCGGCGAACCGGGGCAGAGGGGTGAGAAAATTAAACGCTCCGGCGGCGGCGAGGCGGTTCCTGTACGACCTCTTCTGCTTCCTCTTCATCCTCATCAGGCTCAGAGGCAATCATGGCCTGGTTCTCACGAACGCCATTGATGTCAGCCCAGTCAATGATTGTGAACTGCGGTGTGTAGATCAGTCGGCCATGGGTCTTGTGGGTGTACGACCCGGAAGACAGCTCAACGACCGGGTAGAGGAAAATCTCCTGCCCTGATTGAGCCCGAACGATCACTTGCTTAATGACCGCATCGACACAATTTCTACCACCGAGGCTGTTGGTCTCGAAGATGAACTCAAGGCCGTCAGCAGTGAACGCACCGCTCAGTACCCGCGCTTCCTGCGGCTGGACGTTACCTTCGGGCGCCATCGGGAAGGGAAGCGGCTGATCGAAAGACGCAATGTTCTTCTTGGGAGTTCCGGCGATCCACATGGTCCAACCATGCCCGATGCTGGCCGTGTTGATGATCGCCTCATCTCCCGTGACTTCTTCCTGCTCTTTCCCGCAAGTCCACTTGCCGCTCTGGAAGTCAAACTTCAAAAACACCTTGCCCGCGGTTTCGCCCGTGACTTGCGGGGCGGCGGTGGTGCGAAGGCGATCAGCCAATGCGGTGGAAGGGGTGGGGATAGCAACTGCATTACTCATATGTTTACCTTTAGTGTTTAAGGATTAAAAACTCATACCTAACTGGCTGAGTTGCGTTTGAGAACGTCCGTCACCGTGACAGGTGCAACCGACACGCTCTCGCGTTTGTCGCTCACAGGAGCAACTTCGAGTTCACCCGAGGGGCCTTTCAGCCAAGGGGTAAAATCGAATTCAATGCCCTCCGTCTTCAGCACTTTTTCAAGCTGTGCGGGGGTCTTTAAGGAAGGCGCCGAGTAAATGTCCTGTGCGCCTGCGCTGGTCAACGCGGCGGCAGTCTTGAAGGGGTCGGCAAATTTCCTGAGTTCTTTCTTAGCCACCAGCTTAAAGCCGGGGACTTCTGCGCCTAACTCAATCATCGTGCGATTGGCTTCGTCCTTTACGGACTTGATGTAGGCTTCGAGTTGAGGCAGCAAGGTCAAGGCATCCGATAAAGCCTTGGCGTTATCTTTGGTCATCAGTTTCAGGGACATGAACTCTTCTCTCCGGACGGTGCAGTAAGGCTCCACCGGACACCACTCACAGTGCGATCCGGCGCTGGCCTGCGTTGTTCCGCTACGCACGATTTCAATCGCGGCGCGGATGTTTTTATCGAAGGTGCTGACTTCCTCGGCGCTGAACTCATAAATTTGAGGTTCCGCTGACAGCGCGGGTTGGATGATGGCGCCTACTAGAGGACGATCTAACGTAAGATCGCGCACTTTAGGATCCTGAGTCGCCAGCCAGTGATAGAACAGCAACTGAGCATTGTTAGTGGGATCGACCTCGCCGCGACCAAATTTGAAATCCGCGATCAGTGACCATTTGCGACCTGCGCCCAAAACGTCAGGAGACCCGCCCACATCATTGGCAATGGAGAGTAAAGGCTCGCACTCATATTCCTCAATGCCGTACTGGGCGAACACCAGGCGAACAGCCGTGTAAGCCGAACGCATCTGAGCCAGATCGTAGTCATCAAAGGGGTACTTGGACCGTGACACCGCCGTGTCGAAGTCGTCCTGAAGCAGCATTCGCTCCAAGACTTCGTGCATGGCCGTCCCGCGCTCGGCGGCGGCATTGGTGCGGTTGGTAGGCGGCAGTTTGGCCGCGAGGTTCACCCATGCCGGGCAGTTAAGGGTGCGCTTGGCAGTAGACCCGCCGATTCGGAAGTGTTTAGCCATCGAGGTTCAGGTCGTGCTGGTAATAGGTGTATTGGATGCAAGCGCGGATTGCCGCACTGCGATTTTTCAGGTTTCCCCGTTCCATGATCTTGTCGAGGCGCTTGATGTCCGCTTCGGTCAGGGTGATCGAATGCGGTTTCAAGTCCCGGTCAAAATACGGATCTTTCAATGTTTTCATGGACTTAGGCCACTATGATTAAAACATATGGACAAAGTATAACAGAAAAATCATTTCAGAAAACTGTTATTTTAAGAGCAAAACGGTTAGGATGCTTCATCGCCAAGATGGAAGCCGTGGGGCAAGCCGGGTTCCCGGACCTGTTGCTGATCTATCGGGGGCGCAGTTTGTACCTTGAACTCAAGTCACCCAAAGGAACGGGCAAGCTGTCCGCTCTGCAAGTGCATATGCACGAACAGCTCAGAGCGGCGGGGGCATGGGTCGAGGTCGCGCAGGATATGGATCGGGTTGAAGAACTATTAAAGGAGTTGACGGGATGTTAAGTAAAGAGTGCCTCACCGAGGCACAACAGGCCGCGATCACGCGGCTGTATGAGCGGGACCGGACCCTGTTTGTAGGCGGGTTAGGCTTTGGTAAGTGCGTTGTGGGGCTCACGGCCATGCAGGAACTGATCCGCGAGGGCGTTCTGAAGCGGGTTCTGGTACTGGCGCCTTTGCGGGTGGTGACCTCAACCTGGATGGAGGAGGTGGTCAAGTGGGATCACCTCGACCCGTCACTGATGGTGTCAGCAGTGGGTGGCCGGGGTACGCGAGAGAAAGCCCTGCGGAGTTCTGCTCGGATCATCTGCGTCAACTTTGAGTCCGCGAAAGCTCTGATCGCTGAAGCCAAGGGGGTGGGCGTTGAGTTTGACGGACTGATGGTGGACGAGATGACTTGCCTCAAGGGTTGCGGCGGGGATCTGGTCAAGACTCTGCGCCATTGGGTCAAGAAAGTTCGCTGGCGCGTTGGGATGACCGCCACGCCCGTGGCCGAGAGCGCCGAGGATATGTACGCACAGGCGTTGCTGTTGGACGATGGTGAGGCTCTGGGGACGCGCTATGAGGCGTTTTTATCCCGCTGGTTTGTGCAGGCCGATTATAAGGGGTATTCGTGGACGCTGAAGCCCGACAGCGCCAAGGAGATTGCCGCTCGATTGGGTGGGCTGGTTTATCGCGCAGATGATTCCGGTTATCTCGCCGCCCTGCCTGAACTGGTGGATGAGGTGGTCATGGACGAACTGGATCTGGCGGCGATGCCGCTTTATCTGGAGATGCAGAAGCACTCACTGATTAAGGATCTGGACGTTGTGGCGCCCAACAAAGCGGTGCAGGCAGGAAAGCTGGCGCAGATTGCATCCGGTGGGCTTTACCGGGGTGAGGACCGTGAACTGATCTGGACTGACCCCGCGCAGACGCGATTGCGAGCCGTGGTGCGGTACGTCACGCAGATTTCCGAGCCCGTGATTATCACCTACCAGTACGCTTTCCAGCTTGAGGCTTTACTCGGAGTGTTTCCGGGGGCGCCTGTGCTGGGTGTGGGTGGGAGCTGTACCGCTGACGATTTGATGCGCTTTAACCGGGGTGAAGTGCCCGTGTTATTGGGGCATCCACGTTCTTTCGGCATGGGGCTGAATTTGCAGGGGGCTTGCCGTACTATGGTTCACTACTCCCCCATGTATTCCGGCGACCGATACCGTCAGGTCATCGGGCGTATTCACCGCCGAGGGCAGACGCAAGTTGTCCGGCGGGTGTCGTTCTTTGCGGCTGACACCATGGAGCAGCAGATCATTGCGGCACTGGTACGGAAGGAGAAGGACGAAGCAGCGTTCATGCTGCATCTTTAGTGAAAAAAGCGCCGGGAGGAGAAAGGCCCGGCGCAGATGTATTTAATGGAGAGGACACGATGACAATTAATGTTAACACATTTCTTCAGGCCGCGTTTGACCTCGAGGATCTCAAGGGGAATCAGGTGGGGTTAGGCGTTGGGATGCACAGTTGCCGTGGGTATGACCCTGCGGGGGCTGTTGAGTTGGTCGGAGGGGGACTGCCCGTCTATGTGGTGGTGTCGACTTTGGACGGTAAATGCCGGGTGCGTAAGGATGGCACTGTGACCCGTGACCTCGGACGAGCGCGGGATAACTGCCGTGAGGCTTGGCTGTTCGTGCTGGATGACATCGGAACCAAGAGCCACACCCCGAGCGTTTTGCCGTCCTACGTCATGCAGACTTCCGTGAAGGATGGGGTGCCGAACTACCAGTGGGGCTATTTTCTTGAGCCCTTCGACGTTAGCACCGCCTCTGGGGTGGCGTTTTACGAAGGGGCTTGCCGGGCCGCTGGGGAAGCGGGGATTTCAGATCCGGGGATGCGCGGGGTGTACCGCATCTGCCGCGTTCCCGGCTCGTTGCACTCGTCGGGGTTCAGGGCCGAGGTGGTGGAGTGGAACCCGGAAAGGGTGTTCAAGTTGGAAGACCTGGTGGTGGGGTTGGGGCTTGATGTCAGTGGGGCTATAAAGCCCGTCCCGCGCAAGGTCGCGGAAGAAGATGGCGTCTTTGCTGACGTTGTGCTTGATTGGCTTGAGGCGTCTGGGCGGGTGACTGGCGTTGTAAACGGTGACTGGGTGGAAGTTGAATGCCCCAACTGTGCGGCACACACGGACGGATCTGCAACCGCCGGGTACTCCCCGCTCGATTTCCGGCGGGAAGGCCGTCAGTTCAAGTGCTTTCACGGGCATTGCGCCGATCTCGATACCGGGTGGTTTCTGTCATGGGTGGCCGAGAACGGTGGGCCGTTGGTTGGGGCCTATGAAGCATGGGCCATGACTCCCGAGGCGCGTGAAGTTATCGGGCGGGTGATCCGTCCTGCACTGCCCGTGGAGACCGTGGAGTACATGGAGGCCATGGACGAGCGCGAGCGCATACTGCGTGAGTGGTACCTATGCGAAGCCAGTGGGTTGTTTGTGCATTACGTGGGGCTTGCACCCCGGCGGTTTGTCACCACCGCCGTGTTTAACGCCATCCACGCGATCCACATGGCCGTGGGGCCTAAAGGCGGTCGCATGACCGCGGACAAGTGGTGGGCGGTGCAAGAAGGGCGTCAGGTCGTGAATGACGTTGTATGGCGCCCGGATAGAGCGTCCGGCGTGTTCACCGATGAGCATGGGCTTCAGTTGCTTAACGCCTATGTGCCTTATATCCCGGACGGTGTGGTGCTGGACGCTGAGGTGTGCGCCATGTGGGAAACTCATCTGGTGCGGCTGTTCGGTGAGGACGCCGCGATTCTGCGGCAATGGATGGGCTGGCTTGTCCAACATCCCGAGCAGCGCATTAACTGGGCGCCCGTTTTGCAGGGCATTGAGGGGTGTGGAAAGTCACTGATCGGGCAGGCACTGGTGGGAGCTTTAGGTCGGCAGTATGTGGTGGAAGTCGGGCCGAGCGCGTTCGCGGATGTTTTTAACTCGTGGATGGAAGGTAAGTTGCTGGCGCTTGGGGAAGAAATCCGCGTCTCCGGCCAGAACCGATATGCGGTCATGGATACGCTCAAGACACTGCTCACGAACGACTGGATTGATGTCCGGGGGATGCACCGCGCTCGGCGCACGATCCAGAACACCACCTCGTACATGATCTTTACCAATCACGATGACGCCCTGCCGCTTGAGTACGGGAACCGCCGTTGGGCCATCTTTAAGGCCAAGATAGAAACCGCCGAGGGTTTGGCCCATGCAGGCATGGATGCGGATTATTTCGGGCGCCTTGCGGACAGCATCCGTCAAAGCCCCGGAGCGATCTTTGGCTGGTTAGCAAGCATAGATGTGTCAAATTTTGACCCGAAGGGGCGAGCGCCGGGAACTGAGGGGACGGAGGAAATGATTTACGACACCACGGATGAACTTTACAGACAGGTGCTTAATTACATCCTGGCGGGGACTCATCCGGACGCGAATTCCACGGCGTTTACGAACCGGGCTGTGAAGGGAATTGTGGCCCTTCTTGATCGGAAAAATCCCGGTCGCGCACTGACCAGTGAAGGTAAATGGCGGTCATTTTTACGCAGTCACGGGTGGTCGGTGATGAAAACTGACATCCGGGACAGCATGGGTGAGGTGACTCGGGTGTGGCTTAACACCCGGAAGTTGAAGGTTGAAGAGATGACGGTTGAAGCTGTCCGCTTGTGCCTGGAGGATGGAAACCGGGGGGTCAAAACTGTGAGCAATTTGGTCAGTTTTCCCAGTAAATCCGGGGCGTAGAGGGAGGTTGTAGGGGTTCTAAGAAGTGTAGGAGTACGCTTCTACAGCGTAAATTTCCGCGTAGCAGTACGCAAAATTTTGAGCTGTACTTCTACACAACTGCTACAAACGTAAGTTGTTGTTTTCTTATATATTTATATCTTATTTGTAGTAGTGTAGTAGTGTAGAAGTATATATACATATAAGTTGGATAGAAATGAAAAGAAAGTAGGAAGTTGTATAAAATTTGTACAGTTATCCGTATATAGAGAAACTGGGCACTTTCACTACTACGTTCTACAAGCCCGGATTTTGGGCCTCCTCCGGCGGGAGTTGACCGCCTAAAACTTTTGACAAATTCCGACGAGGTTCCGATGAGCATTTTGGAAGACGCGCAGCAGATTATTTACGGTGATCGGGAACAGACTTATGGCCGACCGTCCAAAAACCTGGATTGCATCGCCCAGTTCTGGACGACCTATCTGGCTAACCGCCCAGATCCCACTGCGGATGTCAACGCGCAAGACGTTGCAGCAATGATGACCTTGCTCAAAGTTGCGCGGCTCGCAAACGCACCTAGTCATCGAGACAGTTTGGTCGACGCTTGCGGCTACCTTGCCCTGATCGAGCGGGTTCAAAATTCCGTCTAAGTTCCGGCCAGTGTTCGGGTCAGCCCCAAAAATTCCGACGAGGTTCCGACTAAGGTTTGGGTTCCGACCACCCTCGCGTGTGCGCCCACGTGCCCACGTGCGAGTGCGCCCACGTGCGTATGCGCCCACGTGCCCACGTGCGTATGCGCCCACGTGCCCACGTGCGTATGCGCCCACGTGCGTATGCGCCCACTTGCCCACGTGCGTATGCGCCCACGTGCCCAC